AGGAGGACGGCGATACCGATGTCGTTTTCATCGTTCATTGGTCTTGCAACGGCGTGGACGGAGACTACAACGGAAGCGTCTACTCAACCTGCTCCGTGCCGTTTCAGAAGGACAAGTCCTTCACCCCATACGCTGACCTCACGCTCGACCAAGTGCTTGGCTGGGTCTGGGCCAACGGCGTGGACAAGGACGCTACAGAGGCCGCCGTGCAGCAGCAGATTGACAATCAGAAGAACCCGCCTGTTGTCTCGCCGCCGCTGCCGTGGGTGGCGTAATGGAAGCCAAAATTGAAATACTCACGCTTGTGATGGAGCCAGCCGAAGCCGTCGCCATCGTGAACCTGCTGGGTTCGCTCCCGACGAGCCAAGGCGGGTATCCGCTCTGGGCGAAGTTAAAAGCGCAGGTAGAGGCGCAGGTGCCGAAGGATGGGGAGCCGTGACCACGGTACAAGACCTTGAGGTGACCGTGACGAGTCACATTGATACCTGCGCGGTGCGCTACGAGGCCATCCATGCGCGGCTGAAGCGTCTGGAGAACCTTCTGATGCGGGTTGGCGGGACAATCATCCTCATCCTGCTGACCGCATTTGGTACGGTGACGATGATGTTTCTGGAGTCCATCAAATGAGTGAAGATATTGACTTGCTGAAGGTTCAAATCGAAGCCGAGATGAGACGGCTTGAGGCTAACAGCACCGCAAAGGATGTTGCTGGTAAAGCCATCGGCAAGGATGGCCTCAAGTACATCACGGTCATCGTCATCATCGGCGTACTGTCCAGCCTTGCGCTGGAGGCCGACAAGATTGCTGCGGTGATGGGCCTACTGGGTGCCTCGCTGACTGCGCTCATCTCCATGCTCAACGGCATCGCCGGTGCTACGGTCAAGGAAGAGAAGCCGGAGTTTGCGGTTATCAAGGAACTCATCGGCAAGTTGGACAAACTCGACCGTAAGGAACAGCCCATGCGGGTTGATGTCGAGGGCGACCATGTGACCGTGACCAAGGGTGAAGATGTTGTGAGGGCGAAGAAATGATTCCTGCCGCGCTACAAGCCATTATTACGCCGTTGCTTGGCAACGGGCTTAACCTCGTTGCTAACGCTGTGCTGGCAAAGGGCAAGAAAGTCGTCGAGGAAAAGTTGGGCGTGGAACTTAAGCCCGATATGTCCCCCGAAGATTTGGCGCGGGTGCAGATTGCCCAGATGGAGCATGAGGAAGAACTGCTCAAGTTGCGTCTGGAAGAAGACAAACTTGACCTTGCTGAACTTGAGATGCGCCTGAAGGACACCAACGATGCGCGGGTGCGCGAGACGCAGATTGTCACCTCCGACAAGGCACCGCTGCTAAACAAACTCATCACGCCGATTCTGGCGCTTGGTTTGCTTGGCATCACCTTCACGCTCTTTGGCATCGTGCTGTTCCAAGCAAGTCCGATTGACCCTAGCCGCAAGGACATCCTCATCTACATCTTGGGCGTGCTGTCTGCGGTCGCTACGCAGGTTGTCTCGTACTACTTTGGTTCCAGCCAGTCGAGCAAGGACAAGACCGACGCACTTAAGGAGGCCATCAAGTGAGTCTCGTAGCAGAACAGGCGGCGTTCCTGCTGGATGTCGCCAAACTCGTTAACAAAGCGACTGAACTGGGCTTTGTCGTCACGGGTGGTGAACTTGCCCGTACCCCGGAACAGCAGGCCATCTATGTAAAGACTGGTCGCTCCAAGACGATGAACAGCATCCACCTCAAGCGGTGCGCCATTGACTTGAATTTCTTCCGCGATGGCAAGTTGACCTACGACATCCCGGCTCTTACGCCGGTTGGCGAATACTGGCAGAGCCTTAACCCCAAGAACCAATGGGGCGGGTTCTGGAAGTCATTTAAGGATGTGCCGCACTTCGAACGCAGGGTGTGATGGCGAGGAAGGAATCGAACCTTCATTCACGGAGTCAAAGTCCGTTGTCCGACCGTTAGACGACTCGCCAGCCGTTTACCAAGTGTCTCGGTAGCCTCGGCTGCACGCCCAGTTGGGTGGCGGCACGCGGCTCCATTCGTGGTGTCTGCGTGCCTTTAGGTTGCGGAACCAGTTGACGAACCATCTGACCATAGTGCCTCCACGCTGTAGGACTGTGACGGGGACTTCCAATCTCGCGGCGGGTCGCCCGACAAATGGCTCGGGTCAACCCAATGCAGTTTGTTGTTGGGGTACGCGATAAACGGCCCTGACTCCAATTTGATGATGTGATGGTCTTTGGATTGGTCGCTGACCTCTGACCAGCCCCCGTTGTGCCAAAACACGCTAAAGACATACACCCCCGGTCGCCATACCCCGTCCCTGCCTCTGGCGCGGACACGGTGACCCCGCAGGAATTCCATTTCCCGCACCTCGGCGTGGCGGCTAAACGAGTCCCACCAGCAGGCGAGTTCTAAAGCCATTGGGGGGCATGGCTTCGACACAAGGGCATGGATAGGCACCCTCGCCCATTGCGCCCCACAGGCCGCCATAACGCTAAACATGGGTACCCGTGCAGGTTCGGCGCGGAATCCGAAGATGGTGCAGGGGGTAAACTCCCCGCTGCCCGTCTGGTGGTCATACAGGAATTCGTTGCGGATGTAAGCCGGGGTGTACGGCGTGTCTACCATGAAGGTCACAGTAGTCCCTCTCGGTTGAGTTGTGCGAGGGTTCGCGCGATGCCTTCGAGGTGCAGCAGGCGCACATAGTCCCGGTCGAGGTCGGTATGCGCTCGACGGTCTATAGCATCGTGGCAAGACGAACAGGCCCATGCGCCAAGGATGTCGGGCGACTTCATGCCTATGCCAGATACTCCGGCAAGCCGGTAGTGCGCCAGCACGGTTGTCTCGCTGTTGTGGTTGCACACCTCTGGGATACGCACCATGCAGCCTCGCCCTCGGGCTTCTTTACGCAGGTTCATACGACGGCTCCGGTATCACGATGCCCATATCAAGGCACTTTGTTTCGAGGAACAGCAAGTAATCGCTGAACTCTTGTTTGTCGAGCGCAGAGGAACGCTTGAGCGGTCGCAGGCGCTTCCTGCCAAACCCTTCCAGCGTTTCCCATCCGAAGCACTCGCCCAGAAAGTAATCGTGCAGGTCATCGCGTGTCCATCCGCGCAATGCCTCGCCACCGCCCTCAAGGATGGACGGGTACACCACGCCCCACAGGAACTTGTTCTGTTGGTTGGTGCGCGGCTTCTTCCACTCCGTAACCTCGACCGCCCATGTTTTAAGCGGGTCAAGGTTGGACACCATCCGCGCCACGACAGATGCCATAGCGTCCGGTCTAGTGCCTCGCGGGAAGATGCGTTTCATCGCTCGGATGCCCTCACCCGTCCAGCCCATTGCTTCCATTCGTAGGCATATTCGACATTCTGGTATTCATCAAACCACGGGCCACCCTCGGTGAAATGCACGCAGGTCGGGTCAGGAACCTGCGCCCGTGTGTGCCAGCCCTCCAAGTAGTTGAAGGTCGGCGGCAACGCACCAATGTGCCGGTCGTTTACCCACATGAACCGATGCAGGTACATCCCGGTTTCGCTGTTCACGATTTCGGGTGTCAGCCCACCCATTGACGGATGGCTGCAATTGAACCACATAAACGACGACCAGTTTTTGCGCGGGTATTGGCGTTGTACCTGCCCGTCCATCTTTGTCAGGGATGTAGGCTTGTAGTCGTGCTGCACGCACCACACGGCAACATCAGGATTGTTGAAGTCGAGCAACGGCTTTAGACTGTGCCGTACCAGAAAGTCACAGTCCATGAACAAGGCGTTGCCTCTGAAGTTGCAGAGCGCAGGCACAAGGAACCGGCTAAAACTAAACTCCGTGGATGAGAACGGGTCTGGTTCGCGCCAGTACATCCCCATTTCACGGAGGTCATCCAGTCGAAGCGCGACAACCTCTGCCTCCATGTGTTCCAGAATGGACGCACGAGCCACCTCGTATGCGATGTCCTCGCGGCTATCGTATCCGATGAAGATTTTCAAAACGGCAAATCCTCATCGTCGTTGAACTTCTCGGGATTCTGCTCTGCCATTGTCTTGGGACGCGCAGCCTGCTTCGGCTCAAACTTGAGCGACATAAAAGCATCGCCGGTCTTACTGCTGCGCTTAATCCACGCGCTGATGTTTAAGTCAATGTTGTCGATGACGGCAGAGCCACGGTAGTTAGGCGCTTTTTCGTTTCCCTTCTGGTCGTTCTTAAACAAAACGCCACGGTTGTTGTTGTCATACTGCTTGTTCACAGGGTCACCTTTTCTAGTTTGTTAAGTTTGTCGTCCAACTCTTGCAGGAAAGTAGTTACCTCCTGCTCAAGTATCTTGATGTAGTCGTCATCACGCGGGACGCGCACGACTAACAGTTGCAGCCGCTCGGGCAAACGCGGGTCGTAGGACACGAAATCGCACCACGGTCTGCCCGTGCAAGCCATCTGCCATTGCATCTGCGTCACATACTTTTGCGGCGGCTTGCCTTCGAAGATGTATTCGAGATGGGTCGCGGTGTTCGGGCATTTGATTTCCACCAAACCCTCCTCGGCAAACCCGTCAGGGCTGGCACCAGACATTGCAACAGTCGGATGGTCAATGAAGCCGACATCCTCGACCAGTATCCCGGTCTTGGCAGCGTAAGCGGCTTTGGCGTTCGGCTCCTGCTCTGTCCCCCACTCCATCGCGGCGTTGCTGAACGAGGATGCCTTCTGCCCGGTCAGCCGCTCCCCCACCAGGTCAGCCATGTAGTTAGCGCGACCTGCGCCATAGCCGGTCTTGGTCT